CCCCCGGGGTTATACCCCCCCTACCTTTTAAATTTACTGTTTGTGCGAGTGGGGTAGGTAAACGTTGCATTTCCGGGTCCACCCCCGTCAAAATAAAACTCCCCGCCCATTAAATTGGACACACGATTTCCATTAAATTAGACAGCCATGTCCATTTTTTTAGACAATTACTGTCCAGAAAACTGATCACTTTGGTTGTCTACTGCATACTACAAGGGTAACGAACAAATGTCTGTTTTTTTGGACACCAATTTCTATAATAAAAAGGCATGAATTAAACAAGTGAATTGGATTTTATGACAATAATATGACAAAGATAGCCCGTACATTTTTATGACAATAAAATGACATTGCATATTTGCAAATCAACCACTTTCCACCTACCATACGCGCGCGCCCGATTCCTATTATATAAAAGGGAAATTTCGCCACGCTATTTAGAATTATTCTAAATTACTTTTGTAAGTTATTGATATTCAATTAGTTACAAATTATTTTTGAAAAAATGTAAAAAAAAAGTTGGGGATGTGTTGAATATCTGAATTTTTGTTGTATCTTTGTATCGTATTAGAAATATCGTTATTGACTATCAAGGTAGGGACTGAAAGGTTAGCCGATGAAAGCGGGGTGTCAATCGTGTATCTAGTGCAAATCTTATGATTAGTTCTAACTGAAAATGTGGTGTTTTCAGCGTGACGAACTATTGTCTGACGAAACAGGCAAACCGACATAGCGGACGGCATGGACTTTCCATGACCTAACGATTGTAACAAGGGTGTTTTACCATACTTGAATGGGAACGCTATGGGCGAGGTAACACAAACGGACGCGATTTATCGTGGTGGCAAATTATAGTCAAGTAGATAGCCGTAATGGGCAGTCCGACCCTTGATGGGTACTATGTGGGTAATATATGGTAAAACCACAGCGGGACAGGTGTGTCTACCTTTCCTTGAATACATTACAAGTAGCAATTATGCTACACGAACACGAACGAACAAACACACTATTAGTGTGTCTTCTATGTTTTGGGTATGTACTATGTATGTACCCAACTGCTATCGGGTGCGGTCAATTTATGTTGACTTGCTTCAATGCTACGCACCCACAAAACCAATTAATTAAAAATTTATGTCTAAAAAACTAACTATTTTTGTTTCGCAAGATTGTGAGACAAAAAGCGGACGCTTTATTGTGTCCCCTCGTGAATTGTCCGTTGAATTTGTTGACGCGGACGCTGTCGGTGTTGTTATTGGCGACCTTGTAGACCAATTCTTTGATGTCCTTGATGTGCAAAGGCGGTACAAGCGGTGTCCGTACAAATTAAACAAGCCAATCAACCTCAAAGTGTGCTATGAAGATACCACATTGGACAATGTCGGTAGTGCCTTGCGTGATACCTTTGAGGAAGGTGTGCGTATCTGTGGTGAGCGTGGTATCAAAAACTTTGCTTGTTACCTTGTGGATATGCTTACTGCGGTGGCTAAACAGAAACGACCAAAAGCAAGTCGTCCTAATGTGGTGGACATTGCGAGTGGTGAGTATGTGCGTACTGACTCTATGCGTGCCTTATGTGATTCTACAATGAAGCAGTTCTTATCAGTAGCACAGTAAAAGTAAATTCTAAATGTGGTCTGAGACCCCCTCTCTTAATTGGGTGGGGGTTGTCAGTGTGTCAAACGCAACCACATTTCCAAACCAATTAATTAAAAACAAATGATTCAAGTTAAATTCCTCACAACCGCAGAGATTGACGAACTGCGCAATCGTTACAAACGGAAGGTTGTAAACGGTCAAACAAGAACGTCAGCAATTCAACCCAAAGAACGTAAGGCGTTCAAGTATGGTATCACAACAGAAAATAAATACTATCGGGCATGAAAATACTAACTGATTCAGTCATAGCGGTAGCGTTATTGTTACTAATCACTTATGGCATTTGTTGGATGCTTGAACTTAAAAAAGTAAAATGGTAAGCAATGACACCAAACGAACAACAACAACTAACCATCGGTAGTACTGTGTGGTGCTTACACCCTCACTACACTCACCTATTTGAAACTCGTGTCACTGAGATGCGGGTTTTCAACATTAATTGGGACGAGCCAGAAGAACCAATTGAAGAAGCCATTGAGTATACTCTCGTGGGTGTGGAGTGCGAACTACCATACGCGAAAGACGGCAAGTGGTTTGTATATGACGGTGAATTAATGACCGAGTATTTAGGTGAGCAAGAGTGTTACTATACCGACAAATCAAAAGCACAATCTTTATTGGCTGTCTATCTTTACAATCAGTCTGTTAAATTGTGGGACAATGTAAAACAAATTAAAACCAATTAATAAAACCTAATTAAAAACTTATGGAAACTACTGAAATTTTAGTAACGACCTACGATGGTACAATCGTACCTCAATCACAAGCCAGACACTACACTTACTTAGACGCTTGGCTTACTGACACACAGTATGAAGACCTCCAAGACAAAGGTAGAATTGTCGAGTGTTCGTATCTCGAAGAAGACATTTGGCGAGACGATGCTCTTTACGGACTCATTGACCGACACGGTAACTGCGGTTACTTTTCTAGTCATGAGTGTGAGTACTATTCAGTCAACGGTTGCCGCTTTGACTACGCAATGAACGACGATGTTGCTCGTGACTATGGCTTGTATCTTCATGATGACGGTGAGTTTTATACCGAAGAAGAAGATAACGATAAAGATTACACGTTCGATTATCATTCGGGCAATCGTGTGTTCTCTCCCGAGGCACAGCGTGCAGAGTGGCGTATTGCTTATGAGGTAGAGAAAGAAGACTACGATGTCAAGACAGAAGAGTCAGCGTATGAATGTTTCAGACGTACGGGTTGGGCAAAAGAACGCGATGGTTCTCTCGATGATTACAGTGGCTTTGAGTTTGTATCTCCTGTCTTTGATATGTTCAAGGTCAATGCTGATACCTTTGCCAATGTAAAGAGTTATATCGATGCTGACTACTCCAAGTCTTGTGGTGGTCATATCAATATCTCTCACATCAGTATGACTAATCGTGAGTTGTATCAGTCTATCAAATCTTATATGCCTTTGCTTTACTGTTTGTACAATGGTCGTGTCAACAATACTTATTGTCCTGCTATCTCCAAGCATAGTAGTGCCAATGATAAGTATGGTGCGGTGTTTATCAAAGACTCTCGTTTAGAGTTTCGTATCTTTGGTGCTGTTCGTAATGTATCTAATCTGTTGTGGCGTACTGAACTTATTAAGTATATGGTATCCAATCGTGATGTAAGTGAGGCCCAAGTCCTCAAAAATATGCTTGATGGTCGTGGTAAGTTACATGCTTTACTTCGCAAGGTGTACAGTGTAGAACAAATCATTGCCAAGGCTGAGTTATTCTACAAATATTGTCGTGAGTATTCATTCGACATCATCGACACTCACAACTATCTTGTCAAGAAAAAGATTGTCAAAGCACCCAAGAAAGTCAAGAAGATTACCAACGTAGCGGGTACTGTGTGGGATAATCCTATCATCATTGTAGATTGGGATGACCTAACACCCGAACAACAAGATGACTTCATGAACAACACAACTAGTCCTATGACTACATTACCAATCGAAACTAACTAATTAATCAATCAACCAACCAATTAAAAAATAAAATTAAAAATCATGTGTATCGCAATTTACAACAACAAAGATTTACTTACCAAGAAAACATTACAGAACTGCTGGAACTCTAACGATGACGGTGCAGGTATGTTGTGGGTAGAGAACGGAGAGTTGCAAGTATATAAGCAACTCAAATCATTCAAAGCATTCTTCAAAAAGTATCAAGAGGTTCGCAAAGTTACCGAGAAAGTTGTACTGCACTTCCGTATTCGTACTCACGGTGTAGTTGATGAACGTAACATCCACCCGTTCATTGTCGACGAGACTGTAGGTTTTGTACACAATGGTATCATCAATGACTTCTCTTACGGGGTATCAGAGTTCTCTGACACGTGGCACTTCAATGAGTTCCTCAAAGATATGCCCAAGAACTTTACCAAGTCCAACAGCGTCATGACTCTTATCGCTGACTTCATTGGCTCATACAACAAACTTATCTTTATGGGCAATGACAATGAGGTTACTATTGTCAATGAGAAAGCAGGCTTTTGGGATGGTGAGTCATGGTTCAGCAACAAGTCTTATCTCGATCCAACACTCCGCTACTACGGACACCAACTACAAACCACCAAGACTACCAATGCCAATGTAGATTATGCATCGAAAGATTGGAATGATTACTACAATAAATTCGATGATGATTATGAGAAGTCATCTATTGAATTGGGCTATTGTCTTGACTGTGGTATAGAGTTGATGAAAGGGTATGGTGATGACCTAGTTAATTGTCAGTGTGCTATGTGCAAGACACACCATAAGGCAGTTAAATCTTATACAGAATCTTTGTTTTAATTAGTTTGGTTTAATGGGGTTGATGAGTAATCTGAGACCCCATTTTTAATCTTAAAAATATGGAAAGTATAAACTTCAAAAATATAAAAGTATTGTGCGTCATCAAAGACGATCAAGTACTCACAAGAGTTGTTAGACAGGACCCTGTTATTTATCCCGATCATTACCAATACACTGAACATTGGGGACCACTAAAGATTAAGTCAGTCAATACTCCCGAGTTAAGGTCTAGCGAAAATATTTTATTTCTTAGAGGTGACCAACGTCACGCAGATCACAGAATAGATAAATCATATTATGAATATGAAGATATTGATGATTTAAAATCAATGATACAAGAAGTAAACAATTACTACCATGAAAACATATCCATTTAGAATCCTCATAGTTAGAAAAAACGACGGCTATTCTTTTCGCAGAGTATATTCAAACGGAAAAGACTACCCCGAGTACGGAATCAAATACAACGATGGTTACTATTCGACATATCCCAGAAGTAGATACGGAAAAGAAAATATAATAGATGGTTTTGATATATCTCACGAAGAACACAGACCAAATAATTTTTCCAATCTAGATAGATATCTTCCATCTCTTCACGAATTTAATGAAAAAATAAAATGTACCCTTTTAGACTCTTAATCGTTAGAAGACAAGGCTATCTTTATACTCGTGTAGTATATCAAGAGGGTCGACCTACGTTAAACCGTGACATCGATGTAAAAATTAATTGTTGTGACTGCGTAGAACTTGCTGTTGAGGATGATATTGGTACAATATTTTTACGAGGAGATCAGAGACGTGCTGATCACGAGTATCACCAAAGATCAGAAGGTCGGGTCTCAGATGACATCGTGGCTTTTGTTGAAAGAATAAACAATTCAATCCATGAACAAGTTTAAAGTATTAGTCGTAAAAAGAGGAGACCGTCTATTCTACCGTGTTGTTTATCAAGACGGTCGACCAGACCTAGTCACAGATAATTTTATAGTTCGTTGCTCTTGGTCTCCACAATTAATTACAGGTATGTTTTTTGGCGTGTACCTAAGAGGGGATTATTCCCCTTACAATAATTTGGTAGAGAGTGTACCATACACAGAAGAAACTATTTTAAAATTAAATCAAATTAACCAAACAATAAAAAATCATGTACCCCTTTAGAATTTTGCTCGTAAGAAAAGACGATGATGTATTCATGCGAGTAGTGTATCAGCGGGTTCGTAATATGGATCATATTCAGATAAACACAAGAGGCATTGTCATACAGTCATCCGCTTGTCCTGAGTGGGGTATCCACCATATTGAGCCTACAATATACGTTCGGGGATGGGCAACTCCCGATGACCATAGAACGAAAGAAATATATTACTGTAAACCAACAGACGAACTGATTGAAAAAATAAACAACGACCTTAAATTAATTTATGAAGAAATTAATCGATTAAACCAATTAAGTTATGCAAGCTAAAACAGAACAAACAAAGAAATTCATGGGCAATACAGCCCTATGGTTTTATGACAGAAGTATTTATGATGATGCCTTGACTAGCGGTGTCATTGAAGATAAGCAGGGTAAACTTCTTGCGGAGTGGCAAGAGAAGCCTAACCTTGACATTGATACCATTGCAAAGAAACCTGTTAGGTTTATGTTGTGTGCATTGGGTGTTAGAGAGTGGAGAGATACAATGTTATGGAGACGTGCGTATGAGGAAGGGATGAGGTTTGAGACCCCCGACCCAATGACATTATCAGAAATATCAGACGACTCATTGTACGATATCTTTTGGTATTACGTAGGACTCGTTGAGTCATTTGCTTTGACACCTTGGGGGTATCACTTCCAACAAGAAATAGAACTAAGAGAAAACGGTTATTAATAAGATATGAATAAACTAAAAGTCTATCGTAGAGATTCAAGACACCTTAAAGGTAAGGACTTGAAGATTGCATTGTCTCGTCGCATCACAAGTGAGACAGCACAACTTAATTATTTAATGGCTAACAAACCCAAGTCAAACGAAACAACCGAGCAACTGTACTTGCTCTCTCAACTGAGAAGTTGGAGACAGTCACTCGACTGATGATAGTGGAAAAGAATAAAACATGAAAGAACTAGTAGAAATTTACCGAGCATCGTGCCACGAAACATTTTATTCATACGATACTGTGATTAAAAAGCACGTGGACAACAATACCAAATTCAAAATGACTTATGAAGCAAGCAATGCTGTTGAAATATTTTCAGGATATCAGTTAGTAAACGGCAAGTGGGAAAAGTTATTTGACTTGCAAGACTTAGAAGAAATACCCGACAGATCAATGTACACAAAAAGCACAAAAGAAAGATTGCAGAAGGCTAACAATTTGTTCAACAGAGGTATGTTTTTATTTTTAGTTATTAATTCATAAAGTATGACACACGAAGAAGAAGCCAAGCACTTATACAATGAAATGTTGTATATGTACCCAGACCCCATCGACGAGCAGATAGCACGATACTGTTCTATCTTGGCAATCAAGAAAGTAATCGAGGCTCTAAAATCACACGAGTGGCAAAACAGAAATGAGATTGCACACTACGAACAAGTAAAACATTATCTAACATTCCACATATAATACATATGATAAATAAAGAAGATTTAATTCACATGGGCTTTGAGTCTATGGTTTTTGATGACTATGAGTTTATGCGACTCAAGATTACAGATTATGACTACCTTATTGGTGACATCAACGAAATGGGTGTAATGCAAGTACAGGTTGGTGATATGGATATTTTTATATCTGAGGCCTCAGACCTAAAACAACTTATCGAAATATTTAACAATTCAAACAAATCAAACAATGACAAAATCTAAAAGAGTATTGGACAAACCAACAGCAGACAAATTAGAAAAGATTCACTCACAATTAGAATCTTATTTCGGTGTATCGAAAGAAACCTACACAAGTACACAGGTAACAAATATGGTTATCATACGCAACATCGGTTGCTATGTATCTCTTGAATTAGAGAAAATCAATCAAGACCTCGTAGCACAATCCTTTGGACGCGACAGAACAACCATGTACCATATGCTTAGAACCGTAGATTGCTGGCTTGATCTTCCCGCACAGTATCCAAACGAGTACACAATGCTCACAGGATTTATCTCTGCGTACAAAGGTCATGTAGATAAAGAACTACGTGTGTACTTAGTTGATGATGAAGATGATGATGAAATGACAGACGAAGAGTTTATGCTGAATGCTGAGGCTGTTGGTAAAGTTTACTCACTTACTGGCTTTCAAGAAGCCTACAACAACCGTGAGTTTGTATTCAGTCAATATTCAATTAGAATCATAGGAGTATAAAACAATGAGCAATAATAAACAAAGTAGCGTGGAGAGGTTGGTACATCACTTAATTGATTATGGTTTTGATTTATCATTACATCAATTTGAAATTGAACAAGCCAAAGCAATGCACAAGGAGGAGTCGCAAAAAATTTTTGAATGTGGTAGAAATTTTCAATTAACAGGAGAAGGCACATTTGAAGAAGTTTACAACGAAACATTTGGACAATGAAAAGATTAGACATTAATCAACGCAAACAACTTATTGCTTTACTTGTGCATCATATGATGTATTCAGACGATAAGTATGCCCATATCCTTGCTATGTTGGATAGATGGGAGAGTGAGACCCCAAGCCAGGGATTTGATTTTACATTTGATGAACTCAAAGAAGAAAAAGAAAAAAGAATTGTTAGAAACAGAAAGAAGTAATATATTTGTGCCATGTACTTGATGACAATAGTCTTTGTTGAGAATACGGTAACGTGGACATCAACAGCAGTAAGTGACACAATGTTTAGATATTACTACATTTATAACGATTTATATGAAGACGATTAAACAACTTTGGGCTCACGTTGAAAAGTTTGCAGAAGAGCATCCTTTCGCAGCATCTATGTCAATAACATTTATAATTTGGCTATCGCTAATTTATATTATGTTATTTTAATAAAAATAAATTATGATATTAAAAATTAATGACGACCTTCAATTGGTTCGGTACAGAGATATGACCAAAGGTTTTTGGGTATCTGTCTTGATTAACATTTTATTGGGCTCAGGCTTGATTTATTATAGCCAACTCCCAGAAAAGATTCGATACATAACTCATACTAAAACAGTTGAGGCAGTTACAGAACAAGACGTCAAACTCACAGACTCAGGCATAACAGCCGAATTAACTAAGAACGGTGCAGTGTTAGCAGCAATGGCGTGTGCACAATCTAAGATAGAAAGTAATCACGGCAAGTCTAATGTGGGACAACAGGCAAAAAATTTATTTGGAATTACGTACCACAATTGTAAATTTGTAGCCGGCAAGCATGGAGTGTACGCAAAATACAATACGTATAGAGATTGTATTAAGTGCTACATTCACATACAAAACAGATATTTAAATAAGATTGACGGTTCGTATGCTTCCGACCCACGATATGTTCAAACACTAAAGTCAGTAAAATGAATATCATGATAAAGAGCACTTACGATTGGTTGTTACATTACAATCCATTTAACAAAATGTGGAATATGTTCCACCGTGAAGATACCGTTGCTTATTGGAATGGAGAGGAGTTCAAACACCCTCACATTAAGAGTTCGTCTTTGGATACACTCAAACACATTCTTGATGAAACAAACGGACTAGAAAACAAAATAATCGAATACTTAAAACAACACTCATGAACACAACAAACAACAAATTAGTAGAAAAAGAAAAACTCAGTGAGAACACAGAGAATGCATTTGCTGAATTGGTCAAGTCTATTGCAAACTACAGAAAAGAAAATCTGATTGCGATTGTGTCACGTTATGACCAAGAACATTTGACACGAGAAGAATTAGTTAATTTATTAGTAGCAGAAATCACAAGAATTTAATCAAAATTAAAATTAAAACAATTTAATTATTAAAAAACTTTATGGATAATCATATAATAATTGAGAGAAGTAATCGTTACGGTGACCGTATTCGATTTGAGAAAGAAGGAAACACTGTTAAGATGACAGGCATGTTTGAAATGGGTCTTCGATTTGGATTGGCTAACGATTATGATACAGCCTACATTGTTTATATGACTGAGGCCTCAGACCCCAATCTTTCTCGTGAAGAGTTTGAAAGAAAGATGGAAACAGACTATGACTTCTTTAATAAATACTCCAAGCACGTAAAGTCGAAGGAGAATGTTATTGACTTTGTAGACCCAAGCGGAGGACCATACATCGCATTAGGTTCCAATCTTGCCTACTACTTTCAATGTGAAGACAATATGATTGTAAATAAAATCGACATCAATGAAGAAGCGATTGTATTTTCTATCGATTAGACTAAAGAACTTTTGGTCTGACTTTGCCCCTTGTATTGTAGACTTTACAATCATTGGCTTATTAGGATTTTGGATATATTGGACAAGATGGAGAAAGTAAGAAAACAAAAATCAAAACACCAAACAACCATTAGTATTCCTAATGGACTGTACGATCAATTGCATCAACTTGCACACAAATTTGATTTTAGAGACGTAGATGTATTGGTGTCTGATTTAGTTTATTACTACTGCATCAAACATAGAGTTAGATTATCACGAAAAGCATTTGCCAAAAGAAAGCCTAACAAGTTAATCAATGTTACAATGACACGAAGAAACTCCACGACATTGGCAGCATACGCCAATACAATCGGAGTAGATTACAATACAATTATGAATCAGATTATTAAATCATCAATTGGAAAACTAAAAGAAAAGCAAACTAAAAATGAAGAAAGTAGCAGCGATATACACGAGGGTGTCACACGTTGACCAAGTCGAAGACGGCTCTTCGTTAGACAATCAGTTAGAGAAACTACAAGCGTTCTGTAATATGAACGACTGCGAGATTCGTTATCAGTTCTCAGATCCAGGCGTATCAGGTAAACGATTTGAGAATCGCCCTGAGTTTATGAAGATGATTAGATTGGCTGAACAAAAGAAGATTGATGTAGTTGCCGTATACAGTCTATCTCGTTTTGGTAGGAACCTCAAAGATACTTTGAAATGGATTGACTTCCTCGAAAAGAAAGACGTGGCATTCTACACGCAAGACTTTCAAGTAGACACTCGTACATCTCACGGCAAACTTATGCTTCAAATGATTGCAGCATTTGCTGAGTTTGAATCCAATCAAAGGGGAGAACTTATCACAAGTGTTATGTCACACTTAAAGAAAGAACGCAAGGTATATTGTGGCGTTACCCCATTGGGCTTTCTCAAAGTTGATGGGAAACTAATACCTGATGATAGTGAAATGAAGATAGTCAAAACGGTTTACGATTTGAGGGAGGGAGGCCTCACTTACAAAGACATAGCCCGTGAACTAAACAAACAAGGAATCAAAGGCAAGAAAGGTGGGAGAATAGAATCAACAACCATAACCAAAATACTAAGAAACAACATATATGAAGGACTCATTTGATTGGGAAAAGATATTAATCTACACACCCAGCGGGTTTATTTTTGCAATAACAGACGACAACTACATTCGCTATCGTACTGATATGCTGTCAGATATAATTGGTGATGCTATGATCTACAAGGATTGTTCAAGTTACGAAAAGGCAACTGAAGTAATTAGAAAATCTTCTTGGACAGAATTAGCAAAATACATTACCTTTGTAGACTTCCTTGAAACTAGCGCCTCAGATATTCTTGAAGAAAGCATGCTGAGAAGAGTACCTGAACTAGAGAAAGAGAAACATAGAACAGAACAAATTGATAAGCGTAAAAAATTCAAAGACCTCCTAACATGAACACAAGAATAGTTAAAGCCACAGTCAATGGAGTAGATGTGTGGCGTGTTTATTACAAACAAGAGTTAGTTAGTACTTTTCCTAGCGAGAGTACGGCTATTTCATTCGCAGAATATTTAGAAAAGAAAAATGAAAGTTGAATTATTATCCCACTTCGGAAACGACGAAATGATTGCAAATGTGGCAAGAGTGTCATACGGAAAAGATGCCTCTAACTACACAGAGGACCAAAACTCAAGGCTTATTAAATATCTTTGGACTCATGGACATACTTCTCCATTTAGACATCCTCAGTTACAGTTTAGAATCAAGTGCCCCATATTTGTGGAACGCCAGTTATTTAAGCACACTGTCGGAATATCGGTAAACTCAATCAGCGGTCGTTATGTTGATTTCTCTGATGAATATTATAGTGTTTCTTTTGGTGAATGGAGAGAACAGTCTAAAGATTCTAAACAAGGTAGTGATGGTACAATTGATACATACAAACAATCAGTAGCAAATAGCATAATGGGAGAATCTATCAAGCAAGCCAAGCAGAATTACGAACATCTATTAGAATTAGGTGTATCTAAGGAACAGGCCAGAATGGTTTTGCCGTTAAACCTAATGACTGAGTTCATTTGGACTGGATCTTTACAGGCTTTTATTCATTTATATAATTTGAGAAGTAAACCAGATGCGCAGGCTGAGACCCGAAACATAGCAGAAATGATGATGTTATGCGTAGAGAATATAGAAGGAAACCCATTCAAACACACACTCAAAATGATCAAACCATGAAAAATAAATTAAGACTAGTAGCAATCTTTGCGATTGCAATGTTATTCTCGTTCATTCCCGAAACATTCCCAGACTTCTTTGGAGATTGGGTTTGTCAAGGTGGAAAAGTAATCGTCGAAGGTAATTCTTACGACATAGTAGGATGTTCTTACAGACAGCAAGACCATATGCCATCTACGCACTGGGGCTTCAGACATTGGATGTGGACACTGTGTGGTGTATCGCTGTTCATTTGGAACGTAGTAGAGTTAATTGATAAGAAATACAGACCATGAGAACTAAACAACAAACGGCAGTGGAAGAATTTATCGACCAACTAGAACTCAAGGGGAATGCTTGGGAAAATGCGAGTATTAAACGAATCCAAATTTCAATTGATGTAAGTGAATATCTAGAATTAAAAAAACAAGCCAAAGAAATGGAGAAGGAAAGAATTGAAACTGCATACAACAAAGGAACAGTTCATGGAATTGATTATCCTGAAAGTACACTACCAATAACTGGTGAACAATACTACAACGAAACCTACGGAGGAGGTGAGCAATGAACGACAAGATAAAACAACTCCTTGAAAACGCAGAACAATCGGATGCAATAGCAAAGAACAAATGGCGTATTGAAAACCGAGAGCAACTAAGAAAAGAGCGTAAAGAAAAATTAAAAGAACTTATGGAGAAAGACAAACAACAAGTTGTCTATGAAATAGATTTTGGCGAAGAGGCACATGGTGAAGTAAGATTAATCAATGGACTGTACAGATGTTTTGTAACGCCTCAGTACGGGGGTGATTGGCAAGAGATTGGTACAGGGTATCAGAACATAGAAAAAGCAATTGAACACATTAAATCACACACATAAGCATACGGAGGTAACAAATGACAAACAATAAACAACAAACGGAGATGAATGCAGTTGAGTACCTTGATAAGGTTAATCAATTTGCAAAGGGAAACAACACGGGGAAGCCAAAAAAACAGACGGCAATTGAATGGTTAGAAGAAGAAATGTTAAAACCCAACTTAAGTATGAAAGAAATACTTAACCAAGCCAAAGAAATGGAAAAAGACCAACACATAAAAAGTTGGGAAACTGGTCTAATGAAAGTTGACTTTAATGAATACTACAACGAAACCTACGGAGGAGGTGAGCAATGAGCCTTGACTTAAATAAACTTGAAAACAAACTTGATGAAGCGTTAAGCAATGAAACAAGTGAAACACTAAATAAATTTTTAACAGATAAAACAATGAGCAACAATAAACAAAGTATGAAACTATACACTGAAGAACAAGTCAAGCATATGTTAATTGGATTAATTGGTGCAACAAGAACTGTAGATGATTTTTTGCATAGGTATTATACCCCTAGGTATTATACCCCCATTGAACTGCCAAGTGATGAGGAGGTACATAAACAGGCAATTAATTACTCGGGTTTTGACAATGAATTTGAGGCAGGCGCAAAATGGATGCGTGATAAAATACAAGGAGGTAAACAATGAGCAAGATAAAACAAGTTAAGATTGACTTAAACCTGGATGAGTTGTTTAAATACAAGTTAATCAGAGAAAACGATGGCTTGCTTAACGTAGGTCATCAAGTAGGATGGATTGAGTGGACTGAGGACGGCAGCTTTAAAAAATTACACAAGAAAGCAGCAGTAGGTAGGTCATTTATTCTAGACCCACAAGCATTTCAGTTTACTTGGATGACAACAACTATTACAGAAATCTTGGAGGAGAAAGAAAACTACATTAAGTTTGCAACAAAAAACAGTTTATACGAGCTATGGAAAAACGATTAACTAGAGAACAAAAACGAGAAAAGGCAGTAGTAGATTTGATTAATCAGATGTTTATTATTGCAGGTCACGAAGTTACATTCGACGATGTCAAAGGTCGCAAGGATGATTGGTATACCCAATGGACTATGACTACTGCACAAGCAGAAGAATGGAAACAGTGGGGAGTCGCTTATCTCAGAAAAGAATTAAAAATGACTAAGAAATTAGCCGAGAAAGAGATGATGTGGGTTAATGTACAATGGGGACTTAAATACTCAGATTTTAAAATATGAAAAACGAAGAATATCAAACAATTAGATTAATCCTGAAGGGATTGATTGAAGGACAAACTAGGGGAGAATGGTCAAGCTTAGATGAGTTGTTTTACTCATTGCCAGAAAGTATTGAGACTGAGACCCCAAGTCGTAGATTTCAAACACCAACAATGGAGGAGGTGGCCTCATACCTAAATTCTATGGACGTAATAGACGCACAACAAGAAGCAGAAAAGTTTTGGAACTTCTATGAAGCAAAAGGCTGGATGATCGGCAAGAACAAAATGAAGAGTTGGAAATCAGCAATCAAGACTTGGAAGTTCCCAATAAGAGGAAAACGAGCATTTATTATTTAACCAATGAGTTATCAAGCCGAACTAACTAAAGCAGGTATTGACACTAAAGGACACTTTAGTGGAATTATTAAAACACAATGTCCGTGGTGTGCACACACAAGAAAGAAAGCCTCAGACCCTTCTCTATCAGTAAACATAGACGAGGGTCTCTTTAAGTGCCATCACTGTCAAAAGAAAGGTTCAGTAGCTAGTGTAAAACAATACACAAAGCCCGAACCCAAAACCGAAGCACCCGATAGCAGAGTGACTAAATACTTCGAGTCCAGAGGTATCTCGCAGGAAACTGTAGATGCCTTTGGTGTCTCGATGTCTATTGAGTGGATGCCACAAGATGAGCAGAAACACAAGGTCATTTGCTTTAATTACTATGACGGAGACGAATTAGTAAATATAAAATTCAAAACTTCAGATAAGAAGTTCAAGATGGTTAGTGGAGCAAAGAAGATTCCCTACAACTTGAACAGAATCAAAGATAGCAGTGAGATTATTATTTGCGAAGGAGAAGAAGAAGCAATGGTATGGTATCAAGCAGGATACCCATTCGCTGTCTCTTGTCCCAACGGAGCAAGCAAAGGAGTTAACAATTTACAATGGTTAGATGATACGTATTCTTATTTTGAAAACAAGAAGATTATTCTCGCGACTGATAACGATGGTCCGGGACAAAAACTCAAGGAGGACCTTGCGAGACGCTTTGATCAATCAAATGTTTTTGTAATTCACTTTCCCGAAGATGCCAAGGATGCTAACGATGTACTCAAGGCACATGGGGTAGAAGCCATTAAGAAATTATATTCTGAGGCCCAACCCATTCCAATCAAGGAGATAGCACGCACATCGGATTACATTCAAGACGTAGTTGGATTTGCACGAACAGGATACCCAAAGGGTGAGACTGTTGCTATGACGCAGACAGATAAGCACTTAACTTGGAACAAAGGCGAACTCGTAGTACTTACGGGCGTACCGGGTTCAGGAAAGAGCACGTGGTTGGATTATATGTATGCACGTCTTGCGATTATATCTGATTGGAAGTTTGCAATCTTTTCACCCGAGAACGTAGCACCACTGAAACTATCTCGTATGGCTGAACAAATCTCAGGCAAGGCATTGTCAACCATGACTCCTGAAGAGATTAGAGTTATCATGACCAAGTTGGATAAGCATTTCTTCTTCTTCAACGTAGAGGAGATGGAAGAGTTTACTCTCAATCATATCTTGGATTTGACCGTGACTATGATTAAACGATACGGAATTGATTGTTTGTGCATTGACCCATTCAACTACATTGATACTCAAAGCAAGGAAGAAAGTGCCCACGAAAGAATCGGTGAGATGCTTCGTAAGATGAAGAAGACAGCCTTGAAATATAATATCAACATCACACTGGCTGCTCACCCTCGCAAGATGGAAAAGAGTAACGGTCAATATGCTGTACCAAGACTCTATGATATTGCACAGAGTTCTCACTTCTTCAATGCTCCTGATGTGGGTATTGCAATACACAGGGATTACACAGACCAAGCACAAGACCACACTGTATCTTTACACGTGCAGAAAATGAAGTATCACTTCAGAGGACAACTTGGTTCAGTGGACTATAATTTTGATAAATTAACAGGACGCTATTCGGAAGATGGTAGATTTGAACGACTACTTGATATCCTTTATTCACAAAGCTATTTAACATTCGATGAAAACAGTAATCTATGATATTGAGACAATGAGGAACTTCTTCTCCTATACGGATATAGAAGAGGATTCTGAGACCCCAACCGTATTCACAATCTCTCCTTGGAATAACGATACGGAAAAATTAGTAGAGTATCTTGACCAAGCAATGACAATGGTCGGATTTAACAACATCGGATTTGATGCTGTTGTATTGGACCACATCATTGATAACAAGGATAGATACAAGGATATGCCGGGACACAACGTAGCGTATTCGATTTACATATTTGTTCAACAGTTTATCACAAAAGAAGATAACGAGAAGCCACGAACAAAGATGAAGAATCAGCTCGACCTTTACTTAATTAATCACTACAACAATAAGGCAAGGAGAACATCTCTTAAATCCCTACAGGTTGCTATGGGTTGGTATAACGTACAGGAGATGCCCATCAGTCACGAGCAGGAAATTACCGAAGATCAAGTCGAGTCTGTTCTTTCCTACAACTTGAATGATGTTTTGTCTACTCGAAAGTTCTACTTTCTTTGTGCTGAAAAGATTGAGTTTCGCAAAGCCTTCTCAAAAATGTACAAGGCAAACTTCTTAAACAGACCCGATGTTGCAATCGGAGAGGAAATCTTCCTACGATATATCAAAGCAGCAAGTGGATTAGACAAGAAGGATTTGAAAGAAAGAGTAAGATATGACAAGGCTGTATATTTGGAGGACTGTGTAATTCCATACATTAAGTTTCAGAACCGAGAGTTTCAGTATTTACTGGACTCAATTAAAAGGACTGTAATTACAGACGACACAAAATTCAAACACACCGTAATATTTAAGGGCTTCCATTTCCACTATGGAGTAGGTGGTATTCACGGATGTATTCCTGCGGGTAAGTATGAAGCCGATGATGAATATGAAATCATTGACTACGATGTTAAATCTTATTATCCAAACATTGCCATTACGAATAACTTTCATCCAAAACATATCCCACAGGAAGTTTTTATTGACACATACAAGAAGATATTTGATGACCGCGTTGAGGCACAGAAAGCAGGAGACGATGTAGTTCAAGCAGGACTAAAACTTGCGTTGAATGGAATCTTCGGTAAGACAGGAGAATCAACAAGTGCATTCTTTGATAGATATTATTTCTATCGAATTACCGTAAATGGACAACTTCTGTTAACCATGCTTGCTGAGGCTTACATGACAAATGCAAAGAATGTTCAGTTGCTACAGATTAACACCGATGGTCTTACCGTGAGAGTTCATAAGAATAGCATCGCAAGAATCGAGGAGATAAATCAACGCTTTATGAAACTCACAGGATTAATTCTTGAGGACAGTAAGTATAAACAAATGATTATACGAGATGTTAATAATTATTTAGCCGAGTCAGTAGAGGGTAAAGTCAAGAAGAAAGGCATCTTTGAGACAGAAAAAGACTGGCATAAAGACAACTCTTACCTCATTGTACCAAAGGCATTAGAGAAATATTTTGTATCAAAAATTCCAATTAAAAATACTATCTTTGAATCACGCAACATTTATGATTTTTTCGGAAGATATAAGGCGACTAAAGGATGGCACGCAGAGGTCCACACGGTTGAGGAAGGCCAAAAGATTATCAAAAATCTTGGCAAAGTTATGCGCTTTCTTCCAACTACAACGGGCGATTCCGTATTCAAACAAAATGTTGATGGACGACTCAATAGCCTTTTGGCAGGAGGATTTGCACGAGAGTGTAATTACTTCGAGGAAAAAGAAAATTGGGAAGACTACCAAATAGATTACAATTTCTTCGGTATCGAATGCAAAAAGATTATCGATGAGATTGAACCACAACAATTAACCTTATTTTAACAACATGAATATCAATACACTAATTGAGTTGTCACACGCAACCGCAAAAGAAAAAGGCTTCTGGGATTCAGAACGCAATGTACCAGAATTGTTAATGCTCATCGTTTCAGAATTATCTGAAGGATTGGAAGCACTCCGCAAAGAACACAAATCAAATCCTGACATTGTGGCCTCACTTTACAATGCTTATGTAGAAGACCCACACCCAATGGATGCTGAGACTTTCAAGCATGAGTTCGAAAGCCATGTCAAAAATTCATTCGAGGATGAGATTGCCGACACTGTAATTCGCCTATTTGACCTATGTGGTGGACTTGGCATAGATTTGGAAACACACATTCTCCTCAAGATTAACTACAACAAATTGAGAGGCTACAAACACGGCAAAACATTCTAATATGGAACTAAATCACGCTATACTATCGGACATCACGGTTTGGATGAAATACGCCAAATACGTACCTGAATTGGGTCGCAGGGAAACTTGGACTGAACTCGTAGACCGCAATAAGGAAATGCACTTAAAGAAGTTTCCTGAGTTGAGTGAGACTATTGAAAAGGCTTACGAATTGGTTTACTCTAAGAAGATTCTTCCTTCCATGCGTTCACTTCAGTTTGGGGGCAAGCCAATTGAGGTAAACAACACTCGTTTGTTCAACTGCTCTTACTTGCACATTGATGATTATCGTGCATTCAACGAGACAATGTTTCTTCTTCTTTCAGGTACAGGTGTAGGTTATTCTGTTCAGCGTAAACACATCAACGCTTTGCCTAAAATTAAAAAGGCTGAGAGAAACAGAAGATACTTGATTGGTGATTCAATTGAAGGATGGGCTGATTCTATTAAGGTTTTGATGAAGTCTTACTTCGGTCTCAGCACTTGGAAACCCAACTTTGATTATCGTGCTATTCGTCCAAAAGGTGAGCGATTGATTACTAGTGGTGGTGTTGCTCCAGGACCTGAGCCACTGAAGATGTGCTTGACTCATATTGAGGCTATCCTTGACCGCAAACAAGACGGTGAAAAATTAACTTCTGTAGATTGTCACGATATTCTGTGTCATATTGCTGATGCGGTTTTGAGTGGTGGTATTCGTAGATCTGCAATGATTTCTTTGTTTGATTACGATGATGAGGACATGTTGACCTGCAAGTTTGGTAATTGGTGGGAACTGAATCCTCAGCGTGGTCGTGCCAACAACAGTGCAGTGATTGAAAGAAACGGAGACGTTGATAAACAATCATTCTTGGAACTTTGGAAGAAAGTTGAGTTGAGTAACTCAGGTGAGCCCGGTTTCTATTTCACAAATGATATTGAGATGGGCACCAATCCTTGTTGTGAGATTGCCCTCAATTCATTTCAGTTCTGTAACTTGGTGGAAGTCAATGCTTCTGATGTCGCAGACCAAGAAGATTTCAACTCTCGTGTTTTCTATGCTGCTGTCATTGGAACTTTGCAAGCATCTTACACAGATTTCCATTACTTGCGTAGTGTGTGGAAGAAAACAACAGAAGCTGAGGCCCTATTGGGAATTGGTATGACAGGTATTGCAAGCGGAGCAGTTTTGAAATTAGATTTAGCTGAGGCTACTGGGGTTGCTACTGTGGCAAACGAGTGGTTTGCTGAGAAGATTGGAATCAATCGTGCTGCTCGTATCACTTGTGTGAAACCTTCGGGAACTTCTTCTTTGGTTCTCGGTACATCATCAGGCGTACATGCTTGGCACGATGAGTACTACATCCGTAGAATTCGTGTAGGAAAGAATGAGGCAATGTACACTTACTTATCGTTGTATCATCCTGAATTACTTGAAGACGATGTGATGAAGCCACAATCTCAAGCGGTTATTTCTATTCCTGTGGCTGCACCTAAGGGAGCGATTACAAGAAGTTCTGAGACCGCACTTTCATTTTTAGAAAGAGTAAAGTACTTACATCAGAATTGGATTCAACCGGGACACAACTTCGGAAACAATACACATAACGTAAGTGCAACTGTAACCATCAAACAAGATGAGTGGGCAGAAGTAGGCGAGTGGTTGTGGGAGAATCAAAACTTCTACAACGGCCTTTCGTTCCTTCCTGAAGATTTGGGCTCGTACCAACAGACTCCATTTGAAACAATCGATGAGGTTACATACTTGGAACTATCTAAGAACTTGCACGCCATCAATGTCGCAAATATTGTAGAGATCGGAGACAATACAAATCTGAGTGAGAACCTCGCATGTAGCGGAGGGAACTGTGAAATATCATAACTTAAAAACATGAATAAATTATTTTTTTACGATTTAGAAACAACAGGAGTAAAATTCTGGAAGAACGGAATCCACCAAATCTCAGGTAAAATTGTGATTGACGGTGAGACAAAAGAAACATTTAACTTCAAAGTTCAACCACACAAAGATGCAATCATTGAAGATGAGGCACTTGCTGTAGGAGGAATCACTCGTGAGGATTTGGCAAACTACAAACCGATGCATGAAGTTTATTCTGAATTAATTGCCATCTTGTCAAAATATGTAGACAAGTACAATAAAACAGATAAGTTTCATTTGGTTGGATACAACAATGCATCTTTTGATAATCAATTCTTTCGAGCATTCTTTACTCAAATGGGAGATAATTACTTTGGTTCTTGGTTTTGGGCCGATACTCACGATGTAATGGTTATGGCTTCGGTCTACCTTGCTTCGTCTCGAGCTAAGATGCCAAACTTTAAATTGTCTACAGTTGCCAAAGAGTTTGACATTGATGTTTTAGATGAAAGTCTTCATGATGCACTCTATGATATTGAGTTGACAGAACAAATCTACAACGAAATATTACACGGCTAAAAATGATGTCTATTTTACACTTGGGGCGGCTTCGGCTGCCCTTTTTGTTTACCTAAGGCCTCAGTCTTATAACTTGCCAAATCGTGTTATTTTTATGTGTTTTGGCGACTTATAAGTTTATAGTTTGTAGTTTATAGTAAACTTATAAGTATAAACCTTATATTTGCAATATGAAAAATCTATTTATTATCGCAATGACCATTATGGTAATCTCTTGCGGTACACCAAAGAAAAGATATGACCGATTGGTACACAAATATCCCTATTTAGTTGAGACCGATACAGTAATTGTAAAGGATACAATCATCAAAGAAGTTAAGGTTCCTTTACCCGAATACAGAGATTCATTCATCATTGAACACGATACAATCATTGAAACCAAAAAACTAATCATCGAAAAGAAAGGCAACTTCTTCGGTGTAACAGTTAAACCCGATACCATAACTTACAGAGATACAATACCTTACGAGGTTAAGGTTGCGGGTAAGGTTTATACCAAGTATATGATCAACTGGTGGTACTTGATTATTTCATTTTTAATTGGTATTATTGCAACCATATTCTTAAAGAAATGAAAAGCACAAAGCAGGATATAGTATTAGGCTATATCGCTCAGTTCCCTGACATGCCAAATAGAACATTGGCAAGTATGATTTTTACACGAGAAGAAGGATTGTTTGCTGATGTTGAAATGGCACGCTCTACCATTCGTTATTACAAAGGAGCCAACGGAGAGAAGAAATTAAAAAACGCTGTTTCTGCTGGTCATGTCACCGATGTAAAACACTCAAGCGTAAAAGAAGGATTAGCTAAATTAAACATTCTATCAAAGGCTGAAAACATGGAGCCTGTGAATTTGGGTAAAGGAAAGTATTTGATTCTTTCTGATATTCACTTGCCCTTTCACGATGAGGACGCTCTTGCTGCTGCATTAGAATACGGAGTATCTCACGAAGTAGATACAATCATCCTCAATGGAGATATCTTGGATTGTTATGATGTGTCTCGTTTTTCAAAGGAGATTCGCAGACCAAAGATTTCAGAAGAATTGGAAATGGGAAGAAACTTCTTCAAGTATTTGAGAGAGTTATTTCCAACACAAGCAATCTTCTATAAGATTGGAAACCACGAGGAGCGTATGAGAGCCTACGTGTTGAGAAATGCTCGTGAGTTGGCTGACTTGAATGACATTAGTTTGGAATCATTGTTGCGGTTGGATGAGTACAGAATTATTCCTGTCAACAGAGAAATGATTAACTTGGGTAAACTGACAGTGCTTCACGGTCACGAATTGGGCGAGTCAGTATTCTCACCCGTAAACCCTGCTCGTGGTATGTTCTTGAAAGCTAAGGCTTCTACTATCGTGGGTCACTATCATCAAGTTTCTCATCACTCTGAAAGTAATTTGCGTGGAGAACAAGTTGGTGTTTGGTCAATGGGTTGCTTGTGTAACTTGAGTCCTGACTATCGTCCATACGCATTCACAAAATGGGCCAACGGATTTGCTTACGTTACAGTTCACGAAGACCTTACCTTCCACGTTGAGAACTTCAAAATCATTAATGGACAAATACTATAATGAAAGATAACATTAATCCGTCACACTATAAGCAGGGAAAAGTCGAATGCATTGATGCCCTAGAAGCTGCTACAGTAAATAAAAAGGGATTAGACGCAGTGTGTACTGCCAATGTAATTAAATATCTATGGCGCTGTGAGGAAAAGGGTGGAGTCGAAGACCTAAAAAAAGCAATGTGGTATTTGCAGAAGATGATTGACAATAATTCGACAGAAGAAGAATTTGTTCGTAAGTCTAGTCCGTCAATGGTTACATCATTCACACAAGATCCCCTTTGGTCTAAACTTTAAGTTATGAAACTCTACGTCTATTGGACATACACAAGACCTGAAGATAGATTAGTTGCTACTGAGGTATTAGAGTATGCTCGTAAGAAACCGAAGATTGATACTCCTACTTATCACATGGGAGGATTAGGTCACAAAGAAGACTTGTTTACTCACTTCCTAGATAGAGAAGGAAAGATTCATGTTCTGAGGCCTCAGACTGAAATTCACCTAGCTATTCAAGGAGGATTAAACGGAGATTACAGATATGTCAGCAATCCCTCAGTAGCTCAATTACACGCAATGGCAAACCTATTTAAGTTGGTTAAGTCTTTGGAGTGGGAGATACTCGAAGGAGATATGCTTGAATTTGATTTAGAATTTTGGAAAACAGCAATAAACTTATGGCGAATATAAATAAAGAAGTAAAAGAACTCGAAAAGCTTTTCGGATGGTGGGAATTCTATGAACAGACTCAAAACGAAGAGTCTAAGAACAAGGCTCAGAAGCAGATAGAAGCCCAAAAGAAAAAGATAAAAGCTATCAAAGATGGAAAAACTTCAAAAGTTCCTAAAGGAAAATAAAATATCTGAAGCTGATGCCATTGAAAGGATTAGTTTACAGGACACAGATCCTGCTAAAGATTTCTATTCTACATTGGTATCGGCTTCAAAACAGTTAATGGATGCCGTAAAGAACAAGACATTAAACTTGGATGATGACTACCAAAAGGGATTGTTTCAGTTGTTACAAGCAGGAGACAAAATCAACAAGTCATTGAAATTAGCTAAGTTAGAAGCCTATCCTGAAAAAGAAACAGTAGACGAAAGTGTGTCGTTTTTAGATAGGATGTCTTCAGCCAAGAGATTATAATGGAAATCATAGAAAACAAAAAACTACCGAAGTTTGAATACAATGAATGGTTCAGTAAATATGGACTAGACCCACATGCAACAAATAAAGAAAAAGATATTTGGTGGGGAAATGAAATGGAAAACTGGCACGAAGGAAAGTTCGGATTGACTGGTATTCATTACTTTGCTTTAACTCAGTGTATGATTAAAGACGCCAGAGGATTTAGAAAACGACCCATCTGGAGAGATGTAGATGAGTTAATCTATGAGGCTTATATAAACGCAAGAAATACTAACCACGACTTATTTGTAACTAAGAGGCGTGAGATAGGACTTTCGTTAATCTTTGGTGGAGTTGCCCCAATGTGGATTGCACTTACAAACCCGGGTTCTACTTCATTGATTACCAGTGCAGATAAAACTCGTTTGGAAACTCTATTCAAAGAAAAAACAAGAATTATTTATGATAATCTGAATCCTTATATCAAGCCTGATATCATTTCAACTCGTCAGGTTGGATATTTACACATGGGAGTAAAAGACCAAAAGACAGGTGAAATTAGTGGACTGGATTCTCAAATTATCACAAGAGAAACACAAGATACTCCAACTGCATTGGAAGCCTATCGTGCGATGCACGTATTGATTGATGAGTGTATGTTGCATAGTAAGGCCGATCAGGTTTATAAGTCGGCTCAAGCAAGCGTTAAGTCTGGTTTTATCAAGGTGGCACCAATCGTCATTGGAGGAAGCGCAGGAGAATCAACTAGTGTGGGACAGAAACTTGCAAACAACCTTTGGAAGAATGCTGAGAATCTTAACTTGCTTACTGTATTTCTTCCTGGAAACATGGGAATTATGGAAGCACCAGAGATTGATGGAGAGGGTAGAGAGACGGGAAAGATTCTTAACTTCTGTCCTAATGGGTATTCTGATATTGAGGGAGCAACAGAGTGGATTAATAAGACTCGTGAGAAGTTAGATAAGATTGAAGATAAGTCATTCCTTAATTCATTTATTAAGCAGTATCCATTAGATATTAATGAAGTATTTTCTTCTACCTCTCATGGTGCTTTGCCTGTGGATGTTATTCATAAATTAAATCAACAGGAAAGAATTATTTTGTCTGAGCCCCCACCGATTGAAAAATGTATTATTTACAAAGATATCAGCGGAGAACTTCAGGTAAAGCCAGACAAAGAAGGAAAGTTTACACTCCTTGAAAGATACAATCCCAATCACAAATACATTGCAGGGATGGACCCGATTCCATTCATTTCATCTAAACTGGGAGATGGCTCTGATAACTGTATAGCAATCAAGAACTTAGACACTAATACATACGTTGGATTCTACAAAGAAAGAGCAGCAGATCCAGATTTGATTATGACCAACAACATCAACCTACAAGATTATTTCGGTGGGGCAAAGGTTATGATTGAGATTAACCGAGGTGGTGTTATCTTGGATACATACAGAACAAACAATCGTCAAGATTTGTTGGCTCCGTCACCAAGAAACTTAGGTAAAACATTCTTGAGTAAAGACAGACCTTATGGCTGGTATAAGAATGACCACACCGCAGAAAGAGCCAATGCTTATTTGATTGATTATCTTCGTAAGAACTTTGAGTCAGTTTATTTGATTCAGATGATTGAAGAAGCAAAGGTCTACATTACCGAGAATACGGATTTGTTGGATGCTGTGGTTGGTTGTGAAATCTATCACAAAGATCTGATGGAAAAACTCAAGAAGAAAGTTGATGCTGCGCCTCAGAAGAAAACCATTCCGATGATTGTATATCAGAATGGAAAGGCAATGAAAGTCTGGAGAGAGGTTACTTTTTAGTAGATTTACCGTTAGATCCCTGACGGGCACGGTTGGTACTTTTCTTTTCTAATACCATTTTTCCGTCCTTCTTGTGAGAGAGGTCTACACCCTTGGTTGCTCTCTTACCATAAATACCCCTTTTGCGGGCCTCTGCGTTAAGTTCTTGACGATATGCTACCTTGCCCTTCTGATATTCCTTATCGTAGCTGTAATCGCGTCCTGTGGCTTTATTTGAAGATGGTCTTTTATTTTTCCCTACGATTTTGTTTTTCATCTCTCTTGTCCATTATTTCGCCTAAAATATATGATATTCCTACTGTAAAGGTAACGAATAAAATACCAAATAGGAATCCTTCTTTCATTTTCTCTTTACATTAGTAACTCGTTTGCCCATTCCTACTCTTGACTTCTCAGCTTTCTTTGCTGCGAGTTTCGATGGACTCAATTCTGATTTGGTAACTGGGGTTTTTGAACTTACTCTTTTCGAAGGACGACAATATTCATTCTTTCCTCCTGCACCACAGGCTTTACCGCTCTTGGTGTCTACCCACTTCTCTGCTCCCCATCTTTTTAGATCTGAGCCCGCCTTTGTCTTTTTTACTTGACCCTTTGACTTTCTACACTTTGCAATTGCCTGTGATGCCCTAGCTGAAGGAAATACATCATATTGTGCTTTGACTTTGGTGTAGCAAGCGTCTTTCATTATCCTTGACGGTTATAGGGTTTAGAACTTTTGTGTTTATTTTTATGCTTGGTATGCCTACGAAGTTTAACTCGTGGCTTTGCTCTGAACGTCGATGCGTTACTTTTTACTTTTGTTGCCATAAGTACATTCTGAAATAATCAAAATCTTCTTTTCCGCCTTCTTCTAAATAATTGAGGTAGGCTTCATATACAGGACCACTAAAAGATACTTCTTGAAATGAAGTGTCTACTCCATTTCCTATCATCTTAACAGTATAAAACTCAACTTTTTCTTCCATCTTTTGTATTACTTCTTGTACCTTTTCAACTTTGGCCTCAGCAACAATAACAGCTTCTTTCAGTTCTTCTTTCTCCTCAACTTTTGCCTCTACTAATTTCTCACTTACCTCACGAGCAGCTTGAGTCGCTTGACCTACAGCCTTGGTATTATGTTGAATTTTCTTCAGTAAAGCTTCCATCTCATTAATTGGTGCTGGTTCAACTGCCCAACTCGCTGTGAAGATGTAGCCGCCCATAAACAAGATTGCAAAAATCCAGAGCAGTCTCATAGCTTCTTCATTGAATTGATGATACGTAGTTCCGTTATCGCTGCGGATAAGGCAGAGTCTGCGGTTTTTAGTGCACGATATGCTTGCTTTTGCTCTGCACGAAGTACTGCCATTTCTTTTCTACATTCATCAATTTGTGCCTGATTGTTTGCACGCAAGTCAAAGTACAAATAGCTAACAGCCAAAAGCATACAAAAAGCCACGGCAGCAACTGGATTTTTCTGAAATTGTTCAAAATTAATCGGAAGACTTTTTGAAGCACTCATTTCTTTTTGGTTAAGTTTTTCCACATGCTTTTGGCAGCAGTAGCTTTACCAATGGCGGTTGCTTTGGCTTTACTCATGCCTTTTTTCATATAGCTTTTAGCTACTTTTTCAGCCATCGGTTTGAATTCTTTTCCTTTTCCCTGAAGGTCAACACCTGCTCTTGCTTTTTTAACAATTGCAGATCTTTGTTTCTTGGTACCGTAAGCCATTATTTTTTCTTTTTGATCATTTTACCAAACATCATCTTTTCCTTTGATTCAACTTTCTTGCCTTCTTTCTTTTCGTGTTTCATCTCAGCCTTTTTAGATGCATACTTTTCCATACCTCCGTACTCAGAAATCTTCTTAGTAGCGGCTTTTTTTATTGGTTTTTTCATTTCTTTGTTGGTTTATTTTTTGATACTTTCACCTTACCGCTTGGTTTGGTGGGTTTTGAGTTGTTGTGTTCTAGCTTCTTAGCTACAAAATTACAGTTGTACATATTAGCACTTCCATCTTTTACGGGCTTGTCTCAGACGTGAATTTGGATCTGAGGCCGCCTTGGGAAACATTTTCATTTGACCAGCACTACGAGCACAAAATGATTTGCGTCTCTTAGCGTCTGCACTACCTGCCTTAACCTTACCAGTTACAGCAGTCTTCAATTTACTTCCGGGATTTGCTTTACGATAAGCAGCAACACCTTTAGCCGTCATGCCTGCTCCCTTCTTTGTAGGAAGGTAATTTGCATTCTTACCTCTTGTCGTTTTTGGTATTGGATTATCCTTCGCCATTCTTTTTCTTGAAGATTTTGTTAGCTGCTCCTAGACCCAATGCACCGAATGCAAGAGCAGTTACACACTCTACTAAAATAGAAGCGGGTGCAACATGTTTTTCAGAAAAAGAATTGTGATACATAGTAACACACAAAGCAATAGCACATAGTATACCCACGAAGCGATTAGATGAAAATTTACCGTGTTCGTCTTTGAATATCTCTAAGATTTTCATAATACTAAGTTACTTAAAATTTTCTTTTTTTACAAATTTAGAATAGGTGGGCTTGGCTTAGGTTCAAATGGGATGAGTTCTAAATCTTTGACCCACATAAATTCAGGGGTTTGGCAATTTTGCATCTCCTCGGTTGAGATAACCCAATTTCCATTTATATCAGAAATGGGGTTAAAATAGCAATCGGGCGAATATGCTTGACCTTGTATCGTGTCTTTTTGCTCTATGGTAAGCAATCCCACAAGCGTGGTAATATCTTCGGTTGTTATGGTTGATAGGGTTAGCATTATACTTGGCGAGAAAGTGAGGTTTGAAATGTTTGCACTGCATTATATAGGGCGGTTGCTTCGGTGTCGGTGAGGCCATCACCGATTGAGGAGAAGGCGGTTTGGCGATTTGAAAATTGAGTAATTGCACTGCCAGTATCATTATTAGCCGAAATAAATATATTTTTACTTAGCATCGATGCGGTATTTGTATTAGTATTGGTTGCTTTGAGTGTATTATTTTTAAATGCTTTTAATACATTATTTGCCGTTCTACTCGCTATATAATAACCACTACTATCGGTGTTTGAATAGGTTTGTCTTGTTTGTAATTGCGCACCTAAATCTACATAGCATATATTTGTAATTCTTGCATATGTAGAAATTTGATAATTTGCAGGATTCCCGTCATAAGCCCCCATATCGCAATATACACCATCATTATTAGTGCGTAAATATGTTGAAATATGCATGCTTGTTGCAGATATGCTTGCAGATAAAGGATTCAACTTCGTATCCATATACCCATTCGTCCCGTTCGGTGTAGCCCCATTGTTACTAAATGTCCACCCTCCGTTAAACACACCCCTAAACGCTGCGTCACTATCTACGGGGTTAACCAAGTTATATTTGAATTGGTTACTTATGTAGGATTGTTGGGTAGTTGCGATGGGTTGGTAGGTGGTTGCAGTTGAGCCTAAATTTGTTTGAGCCCCCCATCCATATATTCCAGATGTTCCGTTTGCGGTCCAAGATGTTGGTTGAACAAAATTTGATGTAGGTACAGGTCCGATATAATTAAAACCCGTAATAGTTCCACTTGATGTAATTGAAACAGAACATCTATACCATCCATCTCCTTGGCTTGAAATTGTATATGTTGTTCCGCTTGCTGAATTTGTTACAACACCATTCGTCAAATCAAAAATTACATATTTGAAACTACCATCGTAAATTGATAACATTGCATAAGTGTACCCAAACGCCTTCAAACTTGCAGAAAATGTATATGATTGACCACTTTGTAGGCTTAATGATTGGAATATATTATGTTGGTTATCACTTCCAACTGTTGGGATTATTGCATCCGCAGTTAAAGTCCCATTCGGTGCGGTTGTCGCATTTGCAGTAACTGTAGAACTTCCTTTGCTCCAAGTCGCATTATCAAACGCCTCCGTATATGACAACAAATTCCTATTATCCGTAACAAACGGATACACCGCCTTCATCTTTGACCATAGACCCGCTGATTTTAACGAAGTTACAAGCGTGTTGACGGCTTGTTGTTCCGTTGTTCCCGTGATGCCCGTAGCGGTAAAAAATGCGGATGCGGAAGAGTCAAACCCTCCTACTACACGGTTATTTATATTTAAGCCAATTCCTATCATTTCAGATAAGCTACAATACTTCCGCTAGTTAAGGTGATTGAAGAGAAGTGAGACCCCTTCGCTGCGGTGATAAGCATACCTTGCTTAATTGTCACACCAGTAAGACCCAAAGCAGAGGTAATATCTGTCCCTGCTGGATTCAAAACTTGTGCTACGACAGCGTCTGAGTTAACCACAAATCCTTGAAAGGCACCTGTGTTGGCTGATGTATTGGAGATGACTTGACATCCGGTCAAACCGCTTTGAAAGTCAATTGTTCTTGAGAATACTTCTTGCATATATCAAAGATACGAATTAAAAACAAAAAAGGCAACCGATTAGGCTGCCTCTTTAGAACGGGTAATGGGTTGATTAAAAACACTCCAGAGCCTGCGCTTTAGTCAAAATAGTCAAGGTTTCTGATTCCTTGATTATATTTTTCAGCATTTCCTCATCGCTCTTGTCAAGGTCTAATTCTTCTCCGTTGTGCAATTTAGTAGCAATGTGCCACAACTTGAGAGCATCTCCCTTGGTGTTTTGTACTAATACTTGGGCAATTACCTTGCCGATTACTGCTCCTTCAATCTCTTTTCCTTCGAGATCTACTAAGTTTTTGTTGAAGTTTATCATATAATTGTAAATCCTAATTGATCGCAAGCCCAGTCAATAACAAAGCCATCGTTTGTACCCCACTCTTCATAGATTTCTGATGGCATTGTGATATTTCCATCTATTACACAAATGGTGGGCGTAAGTACTCCCTCAACTTCCTCTGAGGCAAATACTTGCCAATAACAACTAACTGGTTGTGGGTTAACTGAACCAATTACAAATCCGTTAGACTTTAATTGAAACAGATTACCTTCACCTTTTGTTGGTACTGTTATAGTTTGAATCTTAATCATAGCACAAATATATAAAATAATTCGTTATTATAAAACATTTACAAAACATTTACAATAATTCCATTCTGAATATCTAAAGTTTGCATTCCTGGAGGATTTGTCGGTACGGTGAATAGACCGGTATATCCAGCAATGCTGCTCAACACTCCTCCAGTAGCCAATACTGGCCCGTTTATGGTGAGTGCTGATGACTTGATTGATCCGTCAACATGAAGCATCTCTGTTGGCGTAAAGTACGCAGAACCAATGGCTACTTTTCCTGCAAACTGTGTTGACGCTGAAGCACTTGTTGCGTCAAATTTAACAGATGTAGCACCACCAATTATCTCAACAGATGTATTTGTATTCGCTCTCGCTATTTGGAAGTTTGCTACTTGAGAGGTTATTCCTGTTGCGATGATATTGGAGTTGTCAAATTTTACCTGACCGCTGAATCTTCCAGTTCCGTTAACGTCTAATTTATAGCCTGCGTCTGTGGTAGTGTTGATCAAGAAGTTTCCGTTATTTGTTATTCTTGCCCTTTCTGCTGTTACAGCACTTCCACGAGTAGAAAATAACAATTGACCATTATTGTTATCTGTATGTATGCTTCCTACTATAGCGGTAGCCACTTGTCCTGTTATTCCTGCAAACTCAATTGATCTTCCACCAGTTAATCCCAAGTTGCCTCCTGTAAATTCATACCCAGTAACCGCATCTCCTATTTGAAAACGTGCTTTGTTATTGCTTGGGAAATCAACCTGTAGAGAAAATGCAGATAATGGACCTCTTCTAAATTGCAAGGTTGGAATTGCATCTGGTGCTCCAACATCTGACAAAACTAAAGCAGGAGTTCCACTTGCTACTGCAATATGTGTAGCCCCTTGTGGATTAGTCAACCCAATACCTACTCTACCAGCTAAATAGTTTTGTGCAGTCCCAGATAGATATAAGTTGTAATGGTTTGATGCAGCAGATAAAGTACTACTAAATGCTTTTATTGTAGCGCCTGTTTCACTTACAATTGTTGGCGTAAACGCAAAACCATGTAAATCAATCGCCCCATCAGTTAAATTGATGTTCCCTGTTGCTAAAAAATAATGGTTAGCTACCGTTTGTCCTTGAGCGTTACCGTTGTACGATGATATAATACCAGAGTTTTGAGCACCAATTATAGAGTTGAAACTTCTTCCATTGGCATTGCTTGTTATAATTGCTCCGTTTCCAGTAAAATACCCATTTATGCTTATCGCAGATTGGTTTGCAGAAGCAGCTCCTAACGTGATTGCACCACCCCCAACACTTCCTGTTATTACACCCTGAATTCTCGCGGTTCCATTAACATCTAGCTTATAGCCTGCGTCTGTAGTGGTTCCGATTAATACGTTATTGGAAGTAGATAATCTTATTAGTTCAGCATTGTTTACATAGAATGTAGTATAATAACCGCCACCAACTCTAAAGCTACCAAAACGGCTATCACCCGTTCCTGCATTTATTATCATACCACCTATATCTGTGGTATTATTTACAGCCTTAACGGTAAAAACGTTTGAAGCATATGAGTTTTGGTTTATTATGCTTCCATTATTCGACGTTATAGTCAGATTACCAATTAAAGTACTATTTCCCGTAACTCTTAAAGTCGTATTCGTTACCCCCGTAAATGCACCATTAGTAAACGTAGGGTTGATGTCTAGTCCAACAAGCACGTCGTTGTTAGCTGCCGCTACGAGTGTATTTGTAATAGAAACAGCATTTGCAATTGCTGCCGATGCCGTCACTGATCCAGAAAAAATGGCACGATTGGAATATAGGTTTCTTACTGTGTTAGAAGAATTTCCTATATCATATGTATTTGTTCCGTTAGGTATAAAGTGACCTGCCCCTGATGCATCATAACTGCTAAGTAGTGTCCATCTTGTTGCCCCGTTTGTTCCTAAGTTCAAAACACCTCCAGGGCCCCCTCCGAATACACTCATACTTCTACTTCCACCACCACCACCATCGGATTGCATTACAAATCCGTTTACACTATTGTAATAAATATTTAATCTGTTATACGCACCTCCAGATAGCCCTATGCTATAAATATACATAGTTGATCCAACGGGAGACAAAAAATCTGTCCAGATAGAGCTGGTTGATCTTATTGTGCCATTAACGTCCAACTTGTACCCAGCGTCAGTAGTAGTTCCAATCCCTACGTTTCCTGATGTCTGAAGAACAAGTTGTGTGGCCCTGTTTGCAAATGTTCCAAGTATCAACTTTTGATCTACTCCAGCTCCAAAATAATCTCCATATATCCTTGTCTCTCCAGCCGTTGTTAAGTTAATGTTTAACCCTTGCGTTTTTGCTGCGTTTGAGAATATTGCACTTCCTCCAGATCCGCCTACCACCTGTAGCGTATATGGAGATGCCGTTATAGCTGTAGCAGACCCCAGTACTATTCCATTTGTAGTCGTATTCCCCGCCGTTGTTACCTGTGCGAGCGTTGGAGTTGGAACAGCAACTGAGGAGGCTACGTTTTTCCAATAATTATTAACTGAATCATATTGAAGCAAATCTCCATTCGAGGGAGTTGGGGCGTTTACATCGTGTAGTTCATTTAGTTCATATCCATTTTGAATTAAAATTACTAATCGTCCTTGGGTGGGATGTGAACGTGCTATATAACCTATGAAAACTGAATGGTTGGGTTCAGTCGGTACAGTTGTAGTGAGGCCCCCGGCTACGGTTGGAGATAACCAAACATCACTACCTGCCGTAAAGGCCGATGTATCCAAATCGTGTAATGTACCACTTACTGCAACATATCCATCACTATTGTTTGGAATATTAGCAATTACAATACCGATAGTTTTAGATGAAGTAGACTCAGCATTTGCTTGAGACAAGAGAGCATTAGGTCTATTTCCTGTTGCTCCGCTAAGATAAACTACAGATCCTTTATTTAAAGTAGATCCCGTGCTATTTCTTACAATTATGCGAACGGTCTCAGAGGCATCTACAACACCATCGTCATCTGTATCATAAGTGGACTTGAGCATATCACCAATTATTAATTGGCGCAAATTCTCAACAATTCTACGCAGACGAACAGCCTTGTCCCTCTGTGCTTGGTCACGAGTTCTTTTAAATATTAAATCCGCTTCATTAGCAGACTTTAATAACTCTGATGCTATATTATCGAGTGCTGCCATTAAGAGGGATTAAATAATGTCTTTACTTTCGATAAGAGTGTAGGTAAATGAGTTGCCGTGTAGTTTAGCAGCTGTTTTACAGAACTTCATAAATACGTCAAAGTCCTTTACTCTTTTAAACACTTGACAACCCTCGCTCCACGTTGAGATGATTTTTGAATCTTGACCAGCCTTGTGGATATTGATTCCATAAACCCCCTCGGTGATTTTGTCTGTATCGTACTCCGAATCTTTGTCAGCATCGCGATAAACCTTCACGTTGGCTTTTTGTTTGAGGGCCTCATATTTACCCTGATGTAAGCCTATAAAATGAGAACCGGGATATTGACCGGGAACTACACGAGCAGTACCTGTTCCATTATTTCCTTTGAGCATAGGAGCTTTTCCTGGATCGGTAGTAGCATTCCAAATATAAAATTGCCATACTCCATCAATCTTGAAAGAAAGAGTCAACCAATCGTCGAATAAATCTGTAACCTTATTACCTATTCCGCTATTGCGAATTCCGATTACATTCATGTTATAGTCTCCGTTCTCGAAGTACTTATAACCCTTAGATTTAACAGCCTTTTCAATTTGTTCTCTTGTAAACATGTTTATGAGTTATCGTCCTAACGAGGTTAAAAATTTATCAGTTATTGTTTGAAATGCAGTGATGTCTGAGGCGGTCAAGTGTTGACCAATTGTGGCTAATCCGAAAGTTTTGGTTGTGAAACCTGAGGCCACCCCAGCTAAATTTGTAGCACCCACATAAAATGTATCAGAAGGTACATCACTTACATCAACAGTTGTTGCATTTGTTGCCATTTGAACACCATCCAAATAAACGAAGGCAGCAGAAGCACTATATCGAGTTGCCAAATAGTGACCAGCAGGTGCACCCAATCCAGCAACAAGAACACGACCAGCAACGCTTCCATTACTCCACATATCAGCATAGTAGTTATTTGTTCCTGCGTCAAATGCCATTCGAATACGGTCATCAGCGGCAGTACTACCCACACCCATTGGTACGTTAGCAAGTCCACCGTTTGCGTCTGGTGTATAGAATGAAAAGTGAATATTCTCAATTGTTGAGGAAATTGCACTAAAGTCAAAGTTAGTATCCCCAAAGCCTGATACTCCATCAAAATCGACACCCAATGTTCCATATGACATTGTGCCTGCCCAGTTGATTTTATAGTAGTCAGCGTCTTTGAGGTTATAAGATGTTGTTGCTGATGTTCCTCCCAAGAAAGGATAGATTGCGTAGAATTTAGACCATATTCCAGCGGCTTTTAGTTCTAATACGTAGGTGTTTACTATTGAGATAATTACGCCATCTGAGACCCCACTCTTATCTTTATATTTCTTTACGTCTGCATCCAAAAACGCACCAATCAGTTCTTTGCCCATTGGGGTATTTTTAAACGCAGCAAGCTCAGCATCTGTTACAACACAACCACCACAGTTCTTGGCATAACGGTTAGCCAATGAAATAACGTAGTCTTGCTCTTCGTCAGAATAACATTCGATGTTTTCCAAGCAAAATTTCAGGAACAAACACTTCTTGATGTGTTCTTCGTAAGAATGACAAGGAACATCATAAACAGAATCGTCAATTTGATTTTGAGAATACTCACATATCGCCTTTTGTGTAGCAGCGATGTATGATTTCAGGTATGCGTCTAAGTCGTACTTAACAGCCACAGCTTTTCTTGATTTCGTTTGGACAATTATCTATAGCCTTCTCAATGTCAGCATACAGTTCTTCAGCGAGCACGTATTCTCCGCACTCCATTGCCTGAAGCATTTTATCGTACATTAATTTGATTTCGAAATAATTATCACAAGC